TCATATAGTAATATCATCCCACTCACTACCACGGCTATCTTGATACTTAGCGGTCATCTGTGCTGATTTGTGGCCTAATAAATGTTGGGCGAACTCGCCACCTTTGGCGTCAGTATACAGTCTTGCGGATAAACTTCTTATCTCATGAAAAGATGGCGGTGTTCCTTTCCATTGAAGTCCAGACTTCAGGCGCGCATTCATAAACCCCTCTGTCATAGTCCTCTCAGCTACAAATCCCCCTCTATTTGTTGAAAGTACAAAATCTGTATTACCAAACAGCGATTTGCATTTATCGATCACTGATCGCAAATCGATACCGTTGATGCTTATTGATAAAGGTATTGATAATTTTGCTTGTGTCTTCCTCTGTATTATCCATAATTTATCATCGTGAATATCTTCCCATTTCAGTTTGCATATATCACCAAGTCGCTGCCCGGTTATAAGTGCTAAGTCCATACTTAGCCCAGCCCACGGAGGTAGCTCATTGGCTGAATATCTGATTATTTTATAGTTTTCTAATGTCAGTCTGGATCGCATGACTTCAACCTTTGGGGTTCTTGTTGCTTCGACCGGGTTAGCATTAATATGACCTTCGGAGATTGCCTCTCGAAATAGGTCAAGCAATGCACCCCGCATTAATTTTGCACTGGCAGACTTGCCTTGATTTACTTGAGTGTTAATAAATCCAGCAATATCTTTTGTTGTTATGCTGGCTAAACTGGAATTATTGAATGATGTTCTAAAAATACCTATCCAGCTTTTATAATTTACAAGTGTGCTTTTCTTTAATCCCCTGGTATTAACAATTTCATAATAGCGATCTAGCCATTCATGAAATGTCATTGTGTTTTCAGCGTTTATTCGATCAACTAGTTTTATTATGTCCGGGTATATTAATTGCATATTTGCTTCTACGGCTTGATTGATAGCCTCGCGTTTATCAATGCCAACCCCGTACTCCTTACCCGTCCTTGGGTCTCGGTAGCAGTAATAGCCGTTATTTCTTACGTATAAGTTTGGCGGTAGCCCGCGATTGGCGTGATTGCGTGGTCGGCCCATTAACTCTCTCCATGAGGCTTACTATGTTTATTTTCTGGGAGTTGCGGGGATCATGCTTTACGGCCGCAGAATCTATCAGGTACTCATATCCGTCAAACTCCGGTGCAGGGTAAAGCATGCCAGCGCGCGCCCAGCGCCTCACTGTTTCCATGCATCGTTTTCGTGGCTGTTGCTCATTCCATTCTTTGAGACTGATTTTCAATGAGTTGGGTTGAGCCTTATGGAGGGCGGCTATTTTTTTTTGCGTCGTGTTGTTTCTCATGGTCTTGCCTCTGTATTATTCGTGCGATTGCTCTGTCGGTCTCAGAACATGCCCTCGTGAATTTTCCGGCGACACTCTGCAAAATGGCAAAATCCGGTAAACGTCATTGTTGGCTTGCGATTAGCTATTCCGATTTCAATGTTGAGTAATTCAAGGTTTTGGGCTTGATCGATTTCGTCACACATAGTGAGTCTCCAGATAATGAAATCCGTTTCTGTCGTTTAGTGGTGGGGTTAAAACGAGTTACCGATACACTTCGCTGCACATAAGCACAGCGTTGGGCTTGCGCTCTTTAATCAGCGTTGAAATTGTTAAGCATTCGGATTGAGTGGAGTAGATATATTCGGTAACGGGTAGGGCGTCGCAACTATCGTTAAAGCATGAGCTGACGAGAAGAACAAAGCCGATTAGCATCAATCCTCCGCTGGCTTGGCTGCTGTGAATAACAGGGTGCCGTCTTGAAAGTTATCCCAATCAGCCTGGTCGTGTAGACAAACTACTCGCGCCGTTCGCGTGCCGTCAGAATCGTAATCACTCAACACAATCTGACCTATCGGCTCCAACGCTTTCAACTCTGCAATTTGCTCACGCAGTGATAGCATTTCCTCAAGCGCCTCTGCATCTCTCAATGCTATTTGAGAATGCTCAACTGATGACCATTTAAGTTCACCGGCTACCCTTCTAATTTCTGCAATTCGTTTCTCTAACTGCTCTTTACTCAGCATCTGCATTCCCCTCTTTGCTCAAAGGATAAGCACCACACAGGGCCATTTCCTCATCAATCCGTTCAATTGTTGGTAATGGCCCTTGCACGCCGTAATCCATGGAATCAATAATTGGATCGCAATCCACGGCTCCGGGGATTATGTCTGGCCCGTACCGCTCCTCAAACCAGTCAGTGATTCGCTGTGACAAAAGCTTGTGTTGCCGCGCCAGCTCGAATGAGCGTTTTAGGTCTTTAATTATCTGAGGCTTTGCCATCTGCACTCCCCCTCTACCAATCGCCATCGCCAACATGAAGCCCAACCGCAGAAACGGCACAAAGTTTCTGATTTGGTGATTCATCTGTATGAGATTCCCCAAGCAGGAGATTAAACCCGCCTGAGCCGGTATAATATTCAGCGTCAGGAAACTCCTTGCGCACATCCTCCCGCAGCTTAGTTAGCGCCTTGGTTAAGCTGTAAAAACGCCGCGCCGCCGTAGGACATTTTTCAGACAGTAATAGATACGCCTGATATTCTTTACTCTCATCAATAAATTCGAGTAATTGCTCAGTGTTCATAGATCACTCCCCCTCTACCAGAGGCTGAAAGCGCACTTTCCCTGTCCCGCCACACGCCCCGCACATCGGCGATCCGTTGTGGTCATAATACCCACTGCCGCTGCAGGCGCTGCAATCTCTCAATTTCCAGCAGTGGACGAACCGCCGGTAATAGTCAGCCCTTTCTTTCTTCCTTTCGTGAAAAGTGCACATAGCTCACTCCTCCTCTACCGTGAAACCAGCTCCGCAAATTGCTTCTTTAACGTCGTTTAATTCTAGCCAATCACCATTTATATCTGCGCATACTCCGCATTCAAACGAGTATCGTGGCGGCAACACAACAGGCTTACTCAGCTTCTCATCCTTGATAAGAATTGCGTCGAATATCTCGCTTGTGTCACCGCTGTAATCGACAATTCCAAGTGCTGCTGCAATGCGAGCTATCTCTCGACATGCTTTGTCATAATCAGTGTTTTCAGACATAACTATTCCTCAGCAAATTTGCTGTAATTGGGGAGTTGGGATGAGTAATTAAGCGCGGAGGCTCTGAATCATTGCTGAGATATATTTTGCCTGATGAATTGCGTCATCAAGAGCATTGTGATGAACGCCTTCACGTATAAAGTCTTTAACATTTAGTGGAGATAAATCTACGACCGTTCTTACATCGCGCACATTCCAGAATTTCCAGGGTACAACAACGTTAACTGACGCAAACCAGCTTTCAAGAATTGTGATATCGAAGATTGAGCCATTGCCCCAAACTAAGTCATTTTTATCAATCCCGCTCGCTATTGTATTTGCGACAATTACCGGGTCTTCCGTGCCACTAAATGCAGCTTCTTTGGCCTCTGCCGATTGCTGTTCCCACCAGTCCAGGGTTGCTTGAGAAGCATGACCATACTTCTGCGCTTGTTGGCCCATACTTGCGTAAAACTTATCGCCAATCTCGCCGGTGTTTCGATCAAAGCGAACAGCGCCGACAGATAAGACCGCGCAACCGTATGTTGTGCCTAGCGTTTCAATGTCGATCATGATGTCTTTCATACTTATTCCTTTGTTAGTCGCCATAGCCGCCACGGTCGCTACTTGTCCGTACTGGGCCGTGGTTTTGAGAATTAGGGTTGGCTGCGTAATACTCAAGCCAGTTGTCAATATTTTCTGCCTGGCGCTGGTCAGCCATCAGCCCCGGCAGCGGTGGTCTGTGTGCCGCTATCGCGTTAATCTTGTGCAGCATCCCTGCGTACACGTGTCCGTTTTCATAAAGCCGTTCGTGTTCTTCTCCACGCTTTGCACAATCAAAAGCCGAGAGACATCCTGCAATTATTTCTGCATAGTTTTCTTTTCTGATTGTCATGTGATTACCTGCGTGGAGTGGTAAATCCTAGAACGGAATATCGTCGTCAAAATCCATTGATGGCTCGTTATTTTGTTGCGCAGCCTGCTGCGGTCCCTGCGCGTGTTGCTGGCCCCATTGCTGCTGATTTTGCTGCGTTGAACTCTTCCCTGATTCTTGCTGCTGCGGCTTTCCCTGTTTATTGCCAGCTTCGATAAATCCTAATCTGGCGTTGTTCAACTCAAGGGTGATGGATTGTCCATTTTGACCATCGTAAACATCGACTTTGATGCTTTCACCGAACACTTCAGCGATAGCTCCCTCCGTTAGCACTTCCCTGTAAAACTCCGCTTGCTTGCCTTCCTTGGCAAAAATCACAGCCTGGTAGTTAGTGAATTCGTTTTTCTGCGACTTCCTGTCGTAGTATCGAACTCCACCACGTATTCCAAATCCTATGGAATCACCAGCGGAAAATTCCCTTGCCGGTTTCTGTAGTTTGATAGTTATTGTGTGTGCCATTAGGCCGCCTTGTTTAAGTCTGATAGTTGGTCTTGGTATGCTTTATTGGCCTTGTCAGCTAATTCAGGATGCTGTGTTAGTCGCTTACACAACCCGTCATAAGCATCTTTTAAAGCTATTTGGTCAGTGCACGAGATGGCCCAGCCAGTAAAATCCGCAAGGTACTGCTCTGGCGTTCTTTGCTGTAGCGTGTGGGTGTTGTTTTGTTGCTGGGGTTCTTGTTTTGGAGGCAGGGCCCAATCTGGTAAAGCAGGAGGAAGCCAGTAGATAATTTTTTGTTCTTTTGTTTTTGCCCGATTCCAACCAGCTTTCTTTTCGATGCTAACTTCAGCGAACTCCTCTTCAAGTTGATATAGATACCGACCAATACCCCAATGGACAGCCGCGCGCTTCATTGCGCCTGACATGCCGCCTTTGACAGCCTCAACTTGTGTGTTTTCGGCTGCATCCCACTTGGTTATCCACTCTCCCTCGAACTTGATGGATATGCCGCACATAACACCACTGTCTGGCGCTGGTTGAAACTCATTGCGCCAAAAGGCTTTCCCGCATATATCATCAAGGCGCTTCATGATCGCCCTGTTGGTTACGTAAGCCAGCACCATAGCCCAAAGCCTGCCGTCTTTTGTCACCCCGCAAGACTGAACTCGCCACTCAATATCAGCGGCTGGGAACGGCTCATCTAATTTATTCAAATCCACGTTGCGCCTCCTGAATTTTTTGTTGCTGCTGGTTTGTGCGGTGATCTGCATTGGCTTCTATCTGTGCCATTTCATCCGTGAATCGCAGATCATCTATCAGCCGCGTCCATGCTACTGATTCGAGTGCTGCGTAAAATCGCTCATCCTGCGTCATGCGGCCTCCTGAAGCTCAATCGATACATCCCATTGATAAATGCGACGCTTGGCAGAGGCGCAAGTGAGGTAATTAGCTGCTGAACGCTTACTTCCAGCTTTGCGGCAAGACTTCGCACAATCCAGCCAGTGGTTATGCCACCACTTAAGTTCCTTTTTTTTCATGGCTCAATCCTCTGTGTTAGTGCTTCAATAATTTTCTCCCAGATACCTTTCCGTGGTGGGGGAGTGAAACTTGCTGATGTGAGGCGGTAGGCTGGCGCGTGCTGAATTTTGGTCAAATAGTTAGTAGAGCAGCCCGATGCGGTCTGCCCAGCAAATGCATGTTGCATGGGATACTCCGGTTTAATTAGTAGATGATTACGATTGACGATACTTGGCTTTTAGCAATGGCTTTAACGCATTGCACGGCGCATTCTTCAGATATTCCAGTAGCGACTAAATCAGCCACAGCCTGTTGATTGATAGCGCGTTTGTGTTCGACGTTGGCTGCTCGCGCTGCCGCTTCATCAGCAATGCGCTTCTCTTCTGCCAGACGAGCATCTTCTTTCTGCTGCGCTTCTCGCTTAATGCGATCTGTTTCTTCTTGCGCTTTACGTTGTTCGGCTGCGATAGCTTCCTGCTTCTCGCGCTCGGCTTTGGCGGCTGCATCTTTCTTGTCTTGCTCAGCCTTAAGAGCCAATGCAACACGATCACGCTCTGCTTGCTCTGCCTGAGCTTTCAGCACGGATTCGCGATGCGCTGCTTCTTCACGGGCAATTTGAGCTTCCCGCTCAACAGCAAGACGCGCTGCGTTCTCTGCCAGCAGCTTTAACTCCTCTTCGTAAGCTTTGCGCTTGCGTTCTGCCTCGGCATTTTTCTCAGCAATGTCGCGATCGTACTCATAGTTATCCAGCAGTGCTGTTGCGTGGGCTGCCTCTATTTGAAGGGCGAGTTCTTTGGCCTTTGCCAAGTCGAAAGCGGCATTGTCTTTATCAGCATCGTCGCGCATCTTGCTGTAGCGCTCTGCCTCTGCCTTGGCTGCCTCTTCGATGCGAATGCGTTCCTGTTCGGCTTCCCACTCAGTCAGTGGTCGGCGCGTTTCGTCGCGCAATGCATTACATGCATCAACAAACCGCTTAATTTCTGCCTCAGCAGGCTTAACAGCTTCTTTCAGCTTTTTCAGGTAATCACGGCCAGGCTTTTCAATCGCTGCCTTACTGCTGGATACGGAGGCTGCCAGTGATGCAATCCGCGCTCGACCTTTCGCTGTTGACAGGTCAGGGACTTCATTAACTTCCTGTCTAATCTGGTCGAGGTAACTATCAAGGCCGTTCGTGACGTACAGCGTGGGGTAGGATTCAGGCTTAATGTCGATTACCACCAAGCCGGTGTTTTCGTCTGCCATGCTCATTTCCTTGTGTTTAGCCCACAGCAAAACACCGACAGTTGTCAGTTATTTGCTCTGGGTGGGGGGGGGTGGGGTTATTCGTCGTCGATAATGCGTTGGTGAGCAGTCCAGTCGTATATCTCATCTTGAGTGAACTGGTGCCCGTCTTTCTTCAGTTGCTCATACCCTTTTACTGCTTTAATTGATTCTTGAATATCACGTTCCATACATCACCTCATCTAGTGGTCTTATTGCTGCCACCGGTTAAGTGGCAGGGGTAATTCCGCTAATCACTCAAATTCATTCCAGCAGATATATGCTTCCTCTGGACTATCAACCTCTGCATGGCCCTCCAGTCCGCACGATGGACATGTAGCCTTATCGTTGAAATTAATCATCCCGACTGGTGCGGAGGTTTCTACAATCACAGGGCTGTGGTTACAGCGATCGCAATTCAGCCATGCTATTTCCCGCTTTTCCTTACTCATCATTCATTCCTCATTTACCCGCCAATAAAAAAAGGCCGCGTTATGCAGCCTTTGTATTCGTAATATCGTAAAACTGACCGTATGTGATTTGTTCGAACTCTTTAGGGATCGTTACATCACCATGCTTCGCGCAGCCTTCTTTATCTTTAGTGTTGGGTATGGCAAATAGAAGGCAGTCATCTCGTTCTGGATGTCTTCCGCCATAAGTGGTTAGCATTAATATTCCGCGACCAGTTGACTCACCAAACCCCGTCTTCATAACCCCATAATGGGCGATAATATACGCCTGCCAGACAGGGAGAAACTCCAGAGCTGAATTCGCAGATTTAATGGCAGCGTCCAGCTTCTTATTGAACTCCTTTCCATCTTTTGCGTTTCCCTTACCGCGCGCTATCACTACTTTTTTACCATTGAAATAATCGGTACTTTTGATGGTCATGGGGCAAGGGAATGGATAATCATGCTCCCACACCAGATTGCGAAGTTTGCTGCCTTTATCACCAAAACCAGATGAATTTGTATAAGCAATAGCGCCAAACTCATTCATGACGTCCTTAATAACCGCATCACGCTTCTTTCCGATATCATCAAACCCATCTATCAGCGCTTTTACATCAGCACCTTCAACCTTGAAATAGTCATAGTGTCTATGTGAACTGATCATTCTCTTACCCCTTAACTATGTGGTGGGCTTCGTTGAACTTCCGTCCGTGGTTTTTAGGCAATAAAAAAGCACCTGAAGGTGCCGGGTGAAATCACTGAATTTCGAATGCCAGATGGCAATCCTTACTGATGTGTTCAAATTGAGCGGTAAGACCGTAGGAAATGCTTTGCCCTATTTCGGCACGGTCATCATCTGAACCGTGAAAAATTTGATACATCTGACCAGCGACAAAAGGTGATTTACCTTCTGATTTAACGCATTTTGCTGTTGAATATTTCATAGTTATTTTATCTGTCCTCTACTTAATAACGTGATAGCAATCTTCACGAACGTTACGGAAGCCTGCTGCAAATTTAGCTACTTGCGGCAAACAGATATTGTCCGCGCTTGGCCGCTCTGTGCTGCGAGCCGGAACGCTGATACAGGCCCTTGCTACTCTGCTTACTGGTTGGGCGGCTAATGTCGGATTAGCCTCTCTCTGTTCTGCCCTGCGAGTTTTACGGCGATTCCGTGAGTTATCGGAAGCTGCATAGGTGTATACGACTGTCATGATTACCTCCGGTGATTAGCTTTGGTGATGTGGTGGCTGGAGTCGAACCTGCGACCTCTGCGGCAAATCGAATCGTTGTCATTTGACCGCCTGGGCGTCTACCGGAGTAGAAACGATCTGCCGTCTTGCGCTCTACCATCTGAGCTACACCACATCCCAAAGCCAACTAATCTTTGGTTCCCCGCATCTCGGCGGGAACAAACCCCATCAATGTTAAATAAGCAGCCTGTCTTCCTGACTGGCGCGGCGAGTAGTTCCGTCTGCCGCATCGATGTTTCGTTTCGATGGATTTAATATACCCGCGGGTAATTGCATTGTCTATACCTATAGGTAAAGTAAATGCGCGGTTACAGGTAATGTTTTTGAAAAATAAGGTTATTTAATTCAAAAATAATGCAGACGTGACCCTTCGCACCATCTATCAGGCGTGAAAAGTGTGATGTGAGTAGTGTTTAAAGCGGGTGGAGTGGTGAGATTGTCAGATTACAGGAATAAAAAACCCGGCAGCGGGGCCGGGTTGGCTGGGTTATTTAAATACTCGGTCTAGGGCCTTCTCATACTGATCTTTGGTTTCACACATGGAAGCCATACCAATGATCTTACCTATGTGTCTTCGAAGCGCTTTCACTCCCACATCGGAAAGGAACATGTGAATTTTGTCACCTCGCTTTCCGTTTTCTTCTCTATTTTCCTTAGCAATATCTAATATCTTCCCTTCGCTTCTGGCTAAGGTTTCATATATATGTCTTTCCGTGAACCACCTGAAATTGCCCGGATGTCCGCCTTTTTCAGGCTTCTTTAATTCATATAATCGATACCACTCATAGTACAGCTCATCCGGAAATTCCTTCTCCCATGCTCTCGCCTCTTCCCTAACGTACATTTTAAATGCTTCGATAACTGCCTGTGCGGCAGGCTCATAGCCTGATACTGCATATGCAACACCGCGAATACCAGATTTAGCGGATGCATTCATCAGTCTTTGAGCTGCATCAGCTGCTGATGCCCTGCTTGCCGGGAGCACTCCTTTGTCCCTTGCTTTTACCAGTAACTTGGCAATATCTATAACAACACCAATATCAAAACCATGGGCAATAGTTGAGTTATTGGATCGCGCCTCAAGTTGAAATTTAAGAGGTTTTTCTAATTTATCCTCTAATTCAGGATCGCGCATGTCGCTCATAAAAGGAGCGGACATTAACCGGTCAATGTCGCGTGCAAGAGTGCCTATTTGGAGGAGTTGAGCTAATCCCGTCTTTGTCACCACCGGGGTTTTAAATTCATCATTCAGAACGTAACACTCAGCATCTATACCAAATTGATCTTGAAAGTTACCCATATGAGTAGCTTTAAAGCCCCATCTGGCTAGCGCGCCATTTTTTGCCTGTTCTTTTCTTTGTTCCGGCGTCAAGGATTTAGCCCTAGCCAAACCACCTTTCGATTTACCTGATGATGGTTTATTTTCTTCTTCCATTTGTAAGCACCCTTGTTGTGAAATGTGCTTGCATTATATCCACTGTATATTCATACAAGCAAGCATTTGTTTTTTTACATGCTTGCAATGTGAGAAGGCAATAAAAAAGGCCGCCTAAGCGACCTTAATCATCCCCACCCCTCTATGGGCTAGCAGTGGGCTAGGGTATGTGTTCCCACTTGATATCAACCACGACGCCAATGATCTTACAGTTGCCGTTGATTATGGTTGGCGGGTGGTGTGGGTTTAACGCTTTCAGATATTTGCGCCCAGCATCAGTCATGTACTGCTTGAATGTAGCCTCGTTCTCATTTTCCAGCTTAGCCACAACTAATTTCCCGCTGGCTGGTTCTTTCTCTGGGTCCACCAAGATGATCATCCCCTCCGGCACTGTGAAGCCGGTAGGTGACGTCATTGAATCACCCTTAACCCGAAGCCAGAAAGATGAATCACTCGCGTCCACAGTAGTTTCAGGCCAAACATCTATCTCATCCTTGCGGTAAGGCTCAACAGCCTCAAGCCAACATCCAGCGCTAACCCAGCTAATTAGCGGATACTCGCCTTTTTTTTGTTTTTTACCAACATAAGAGACGTTAGCTGATGATGAGGGTTTTGCATCTGAAGATAACCCATCAAACCACCCTCTAGGTAGAGACAGCCCTGACTCAAGGGTTAAAACCATCTCGTCGCCAATGCGTTTCCTCCCAGACTTATCATCAGGATAAAGCATTCTAGATACGTAGCTGGCATCTTTATCGATAGCGTCAGCTACTTTTTTTTGGCCGCCAACTCCCAGCCCTTCAATGTATTCAGCCAGCCGACGTCGGCGCATTTCATACATCATTTTTTTGTCGTCTCTATTCATACTTACATCGTACTCAAAGTTACCGCTGGGTAAATAACCTATGGGTATAGACAAAAACATTACCCAAGGGTATATTTCATGTTGTGGATTTAAAAAAGGAACAAATATGGAAGAGCTACGCATTTATCTAAATGCCTTATCTCCGGATCAGCAGAGGGATTTCGCTTCTAAATGCGAAACATCTATCGGCTATCTCCGTAAGGCAATTAGTAAGAATCAAGAGCTAGGACCAGCACTTTGCGTGCTGATTGAAGCAGCAACAAACGGTCGAGTTAGCCGCAAAGAGCTACACCCAAATGATTGGCTTCAAATTTGGCCTGAATTAGCAAAAGCCGCTTAAGAACTACCGCTCTTTAACACTACTGACCTCACCCCGCCGCAATGCGGGTGAACAACAAAGTGACAAGCTCACAGCTTTGTCACGTAACAACATCTAACAAGGGAAGAGTACGCAATGGAACGTGCAAGTAACAGCAAGAAAGCAATGAAGATTGAGACCACTTTACTGAACAAAATCGCAATGATGGGGCAGGGGAAGTTTGCTGCTCAGATGGGCATACATGAGTCACGGATAAGCAAGTGGAAGCACGGCTTCTTCCAGCAGGTGAGCATGATGCTGGCGATATTGGAATACGGAGTGGAAGACGAGGAGCTTAACCGGCTGGCTAAGTCGGTCGCTGAGTTGCTTACGCAGCATAACAACCAATCAGTGGGGTTTAGCGCTTAACGGAGGCTCTAGTGAACCACATCCAATTTATCGAGCACAACATCAAGCAAGAGCTTCTGGCGGCTGGGTACTCGTTACCAATCGCTCAGGGGGGGGCAAATTTTGGCGTTGACCACTATCGGCGCAGCTCACAGGCGAGCGCAAAGGGAAAGATGTTTGATGACTGTCTGCGACTTGCTAAGGCATGGGCAATCAAGAACACAACGGCGGCTGATAAGGCCGATGCAAAGAAAGACAAGGTCAGGAAGCCAGCCAGCAGGACTCCAGCTTTGTTCTAAAGAAAATGCCCCAACAGCAGTAACTGTTAGGGCATCGGTAATCAGGTATGCAAGCCAATTACAGAGGTAATTATACATGCGAAAGAAAACTAACGCAAAACAGCGAGATGTTACTCAGCAGCGTTCTGCAAAGCCGGACGAATTAGTCATGGTCTGCGAGAACAACGAACCTTTCGGACGTCGGTTCGTTGAGACATTCAAGACCGTCAAATCTATGCAGGGGAAAGCCAATGAGTAACGCTATCGATTATAACAACAATGTCTCACCTATCAGGCCTCATCTGGAGGTTGTGGAGTGTCGCGTGGCAGATACCAGTGATGGCTTCATCATGCTGGCCATGGAACTTTATGAGGAGCTTATAGGCGCTAATCTGACGAAAAATCAAGCCAAGGTGGTGCACGCTGTATGTCGCAAGACTTATGGCTATAAAAAGAAGATGGATCGCATTGCCGACAGTCAGTTAGCAATCCTATGTCGAATCAGTAGAGAGAAGGTCTGCACTGCAAGAAACGAGCTGATTGAGATGAAAGTCATCCTTTCAGATGGTAGAAAAATAGGGCCAAATAAAAATATTTCTGAGTGGAAAATTCCGGTAAGTACCCGAATAGGTAACATTGTTACCAAGAAGGATACAAAAACTGTTACCGACTTGGTAACACCAACTGTTACCGAATTGGATACACACAAAAGAAATACTTTAAATAAAAAAGAAACTACCCCTAAATCCCCAGAGGGGACTTTGGTCGAGAAGGATAAACCAAAAGCCAAACAGCCAGCATCGTCAAAATTCACATTTGACCGTGAGCGCTTCAAAGAAACATGGAACCAAAAAGCAAATAAGCACGGCTTACCCCGCATAGTAAGCATCAGCACCACTACCGAGAAAGGGCTTAAACGCCTGTATGAATCCCACCTTAAGCATTGCAAAGAAACAAAGCGCATCCCGCGAGACATGGACACGTTTATCAATGGCTACATAGAGTTCGGTTATACGCCAAGCTCGTTTGCAATGGGCGAAAATCCGGCCGGTAAGAAATACGGGATAGATACTGCTCTAACCCAAAGGATCATCGACCAAGTTATTAGTCAGGAGGCTTAGCATGGACAGTTACGACTTTGAAGAGCAGTTGATTGGTTCGATGATTATTAAGGGCGATCACATTGACTGTCACGAAATCACCGGCAAGCTTCCTGCTGACGCCTTTGAGAACTTCCACCTACGAAACATGTATTCAGTGATATCCGCGCTGCTTAGCAAGTGCGAACCTATTGACCCATTTACGATTCAAGAGGCCGTCCCTGCTGGCACTAAAGACATGGTGTTGACCGTCTCATCTCGATGCAAATCATCGGCAAACATCAAGGCGTGGGCCAAGCGAGTTCGTCAGTGTTGGATGCTACGCAAGGGTGAGGCTGAATTCATCAGGGCGGCGGAAATCCTGCGCAGCGCCGGATCTCACAATATCAACGAGTGCATAGCGGAAGTGTCAGGGATTGTATCTCGCTTGCAGTTTGAGACTAATGATAAAGTTCCCCGCCGAGTAGGTGACATGCTGGACGATTACATGCAGGTGCTGGAAAAGCGAATGCATGGAGCTGAGTCTGGGCTCTATCTAAAAACCGGCATTGATCCTATGGACGATGAATATGGTGGCTTTGACCGTACTGACCTGATCATCATCGCCGGTCGGCCGGGCATGGGTAAAACTGAACTGGCAATTAATATCGCTAACTCAATCGGTCGGCAGAAGGGAAGAGGCCTGATTGTGTCGATGGAAATGTCCGACATGCAAGTTGTTGAGCGTCACGTTGCAGATCGTTCCGGGCTGGCAATTGGGGCTTTACGCAATCCACTAGGGATGATTCAGGAGCAGTACACCCGGCTAACAGCAGCGACAGGCACTCTGCTGAACGAAAATAACTATGTCATCGACGGGTCTTTCACCGTTGACGAATGTATAGCGCACGCTGAGCGAATGAACATGGATGGAGGGTTGAGTTTCCTTGCGATTGATTACCTTGAACTGATGAATTTGCCAAAGGCTGATCGATATGACCTATCCATTGCAGCAGTGACCCGCAAGCTGAAACAATTCTGCCTTCGAAATAAAGTCCCGGTCATTCTCCTCGCGCAACTTAACCGTAATGCGGAAGGCCGGCAGGAGAAGCGCCCGAACATGAGTGATCTCGCTGGATCAAGCTCTATCGAGAAAGATGCAGACGTTCTTATCTTCCCGTATCGCGACGAGGTTTATAACAAGAACAGCAACATGAAAGGGCTGGCAGAAATCATTATCGGCAAATACCGCTCTGGCAAACCAAATACGTTTTACATGGGCTGGCGAAATGGTCACTTCACTAACATTGATCAGGAAGAGGCCGCGAGACAATTTGCTGCTAATGAAAATGAGCCTAAACAGGCTGCCAACTGGCGCTAATTCGAGGAAATCATGATGGACATAACTAAATCGCGGGAAGATTTCGAGGCTGAATTTCGCAAACAATATGCTGGTCAATCTCATATTGAAATTATGCTTGAAATGCATAACCACGGTACTGATGAAAAGCCTGAAATTGATTACTACTCGCTTGCCGCTCGCAACGCCTGGAAGTTGTGGCAAGCCAGCCGCACTGCCGGTATTCGAATCAAGGGAGAGAGTGAATGAGTGAACTAGCCAATCAAATAATTGACGTTTTCAAGAAGTACAAAGCATGGCAGGACGAGAATTTAGGCGCGGGATACCCAGTACGAATGGCTACATGGAGCATTCGAAACCACTTGGAGAAAGAGCACGAGCAAAAATTTACCTGTGCCAATATCAGGAAGGAAATCAAGGTAATAGATGCCATCAAACTGGACGAACACTTTTCTCGTCGCGGCAACTTCGTATGGAGATACACGGCATGAAAGAATTAGATAGTTTCACTGTAGAGAGACTGGAAGAGATTGCAAGCGGCAATCTCGGGCATCACCCGGCACTAAATGACACTATAGTCCTAGCCCGAATCGCGTTAGCTGCAAAGAGGGCTAAAGCAGCGGCTACGGCAGACAATGAAAGACTTAAACGTGCGATAGAAGAAGCACAGAAAGAGATTGATTCTATGCAAGAGACTATCGATTACGTGCATAGACGTAGAGTGACGTGGAAAGATAGATATCTATTCGCAGAGAAAAAGATAAAAGAAATTATGACCGTTGACACCACCCCACAGTTGAACTCTCCGGAGATACCGGAAGGTTGGAAGCTGGTCCCGAACATGCCAACGCTTGCGATGCTATCAGTGCTGGGCTTGACTGGCAGCTTTGAAAGTATGCTAGGGCGCTACGCCGACATGCTCTACGTCGCGCCGGAGAAGACACTATGAGCAAGCAAACCTATCTACTCCGCAATGCCCAGATCCGCGACAACGCTATATCCGCCATCCGCAACATGCCACTTGATGAGAAAAAGCCGTTTGAGGTTCTCATTCAGGAGAAAAAACGCAGCAATGACCAGAATCGAAAAATGTGGCCACTTTTGCATGATCTGTCAAAGCAGGTTCTCTGGTTCGGTGAAAAGTACGACGAGGCTGACTGGAAAGACCTCATTACCGCAATGGTGTCCAAGGCCAAAAATCAGGATCAGCGCACGGCACCGGGTATCGGCGGTGGCGTTGTGATGTTCGGTCAGCGTACCAGCAAGATGCGAGTCAGCGAGATGGTGGAAGTCATCGAGGCTATCTACTGGTTCGGCACAGAGCAGGGGGTGAAATTCAGTGATGCATCCAAGCTGGAGATCGAGTGGGCCAACCGATGGGGAAACACACAATGCGACAAAGGCAAAGCAGCATAGTTGCAGTAATGGAAAACTCAATATTCAAAGTATCCCACCGAACCAAGCCAACCAAACAAATCCCCGCCAGCGAAATACCCACATATGACGCCATCTATCCGTTACTGGCTAAGCGCTGGCTAAGACTCAGGAGTAGAAAGAATGCTTGAACTACAGCGCTCCGTCTGCGCGTTCTGCCGCGCCACACTGAAGCCTGATGAGGTTTATTCCTGCAACCAATGCGAACGTGAAAACGCTTCGAGAGAAATATTGGAGGAAGCCGATGATAAACAAGCTACCGAGCCATCGTAACTGCAAGGTATGTAAAACGAGGTTCAAGCCAGAGACCGTATATCAGTGGTGGTGCAACGAGGAACATAGAATTGAGTATGCAGTCCTCATCATGAAAGATAAGCGAAGTCGAGACCAGGCTAGCGAATTAAAGCGAAGGCAGGAGAAAGAAAAGGAGGAAAGAAAAAAGTTAAAAGTCAGGAAGATAAACGCCCAGCCGAAAAAGTATTGGATTAAGCAAGCACAGCAAGCCGTTAACGCATTTGTAAGAGCACGTGATTCAAACCTACCCTGCGTTTCATGTGGCACCCATTCAGCAGCACAGTGGGACGCCGGGCACTACAGAACAACCGCAGCAGCACCTCAATTCAGATTCGACCCCCGACAAATACACAAACAATGTTCAGTCTGCAACCAGCACAAGAGCGGGAATATCGTTCCGTACCGCACCGAGCTGATTAAGCGCATTGGCATTAATGCTGTTGAGTCCATCGAGAACAACCATGAGCGCCGCAGCTACTCCGTTGAGGAGCTGAAAGGTATTCGTGATTACTACCGGCTGGAATTGAAGCGGCTAAAAGAAACTCAGGAGATGGCAGCATGAGGCTGGAAGCATTACCAAAGTTTTTCTCACCCAAAAGCCTTCATATAAGTGACGCTCCACGGGCCACGGCTTCTGATTCTTTATCAATCACCGATGTTATGGCGTCGCTTGGGCTGGCAGGCCTTAAAGCGAAAATGGGGATTGAACTGTTTTTAGCGAAACAAGGGATCAGTAGTCCAGATAGCGCCGTGGAAAGTCTTACTCAATATGCGCTGAAAGAATCCGTTAAGTACAAAGCAATCTCAAAGCTCGATGAGGATATTAAACAAAGAGTCGTGCAAACACTCGCAAGATATGCGTTTGCAGATTATGCGCGGAGTGCTGCCAGCGTTCGCGAATGTGAATGCTGCAAGGGGGAGGGGTTCATTGAATCAGAGGTATTCACGACTAAAACATCAATGCCACTATTCAACAGGGAGATCGTTAAAGGCTCCATTAGTTTTGGCGTTGAGGGATTTCGGCCTTCCGAGTATGAAGTTCATCGGGATCTGCGCGAAACGGTGAGATTGTTATGCAAGGCATGCGGAGGTAAAAAAGTTGTCAGCAATGCATGCAGGTGCCACGGAAAAGGGAAGGTGCTGGATCAGGAGAAAACAGAACTCCAGGGCGTCCCAGTAAAGAAAGATTGTGATAAGTGCTCTGGGCGCGGCTATGCAAGGTTGCCAGCGGAAACGGTAAGGTTGTTCATTTGCGAGAATATCACTGAAATTACCCAGCCAACATGGTCACGTAACTTCAAGCCATTCTATGAAATGCTGATAACTAAATGCCATCAAGAGGAGGATTTAGCAGATTCAGAACTACAAAAAGTCACAAAAGGAGAAAATATTGCTGCATAAATTCGAGTATAAAGAAAATATCAATTGTGTTATTGAATGGAATGGACTAATCTGACTCTAACGATGGGTTACTGCATTCGTTCAGAGATAAAAAGACTCAAGGCCCAGCCATAACCGGTTGGGCTTTTTCATTTCTACATATTGATTTCAGGAATATCGCGGCGCGGAGCATAAAGCTTATTTCCAACAACAATCCATTCGCCCTTAATCCACACTTGGACTTTTTGTCGATCAACGCCCATGTGTCGGGCAAACTCAGATTGATTGGCTGAAAAATTCAGTTTGATATATTCGATTAGTTCCATATCAACCCGCCTTGATTGCTGGATTTACGATTAAGTATGAAGTGCCGTGCTCGTCATCCATTTCTACTGCATCGAAACCGAGGTGAGCAGCAACACGACCACGCAACCGCTGTAGCTCCCAGCTTAAATCACCTTGACCGCCGTCAAACGCATTACTACGAGGAGAAAGGATTTCAGCAAAATCAGTGACGTCTGAGTCGTTATCAAACATAACGCGATCTGCTATTTCAGTAACATCTTCAATGTCAATGCTCAATTCTTCAGCTAAGAATGCATGAACTTCTTCAAATCGAGCGTCCAAATCAGAAGATGTTGCAATCTTTTCATCTTCAACAATATACGCATGAGCATTGTTACCGTGTGATGAAGCAATCTCAATATCAGCAGAGGCAAACAATCCATCAAAAATGTTATCCGAAGAGCCAAGTGCATAAGCGCCAACTTTGATAACTGGTGCTGTTTTGCTGTAAGAGCCGTGGAATAATTTCATTTCGTTTACCTCGTCGCGTTGTCTATGTGATTAATGTAATCGAAAATAGACTACATTGCAAGTGATATACCTCACAAATATTAAACATGGTATTTCTACATTCGCATGGGTATCACTGAGTAACGGGTTCATAGCCCAATCTATTCAGGCCGCTGCTGCAAACAGTGGTAGGTGCTCAGCCGAATGTGGTGAATGCGTAGGCTGATACCTTAGCTTGCAGCGCGTCTCCACTAAGGGCTAACGCTGGGATTGTTGGCGCCAGCCACCACATACCAACTTTTAAGGCTGCCAATTTGGTGGCCTTTTTGCATCTAACATCACGGCAATTAAAATTCAGAGGTGATAAGCATGTATATCCCAAATCGTTCCTACTTGGAGAGTGGAATGCAGATCACCTATGAAGATATACAGCGCCAGAGGGCAAAGTTAGATCAGCAATATGAAGACCGTAGAACGAAGCTTCAACAAGATGCTTATAAGTTAGCGGAAGAATATAAGGAATCACTTTCCTTGCCCAAAGAAACGTGGGTTGATTCAAGCGGCACAGATAGACCGTATGTGATGTTGGGTACGATAAATGATAAAGGACTATTCCAGAGAGCATCTTTGTCATCTATCAGGCTTGATGAGAATTACGCGCTTAATTTTAAGATTGCTACAATAGTTGATGACTCAAAGATTAGTGGTGGATCTCAATATCTGATATCGATATCCATGCAATATAATGATGGGCGATTGTGCGTCGTCGTTGGAAAGGGTGACACGGTAATTATTGTTTCAAGTCCAGACCAGACATCTGCCTTTCATGAGGTTTGCGCGGCAATTAAGCAGCTAATAATGATTGGCTTCACTGATAGCCGACTAGGTTAATAACCCAACAAAATTTTTTAAGGCTCACTTCGGTGGGCCTTTTTTCGTTTAACCATGTCGAGCACTTCCTCGGTATGGTCTCTATTTTAGGGCTGCGCTATTGCGTGGCCTTTTTTATTTAGCCCGCCGCCAGCGCCAATCACTCTCAAGCAAACTCCGTGTCTGAATGGATCACGGCGGCAGGGCTATTCCCTACAAACAGCAAATACACGCCCAGGCCAACTGGCAGGGGGAGACTATGAGAATGGATAAATATTCAAGCGGCTCTTCTTACGGCTGGGGGGCATTCACTGTGATGCTGGGTTCACTGTCGCTCAATGAGTGGGCTATCGTCGTCGGCATAGCATGTACAGTCGGTACGTTCACTATTAACTGGCATTACAAGCGTAAAGAGTTTCAGTTGCGGGAGAAGGCTAATGAGTCCAGCTCTTCGTAAGAAAATACTTGCAGCACATGGATATGAGTGATGGCGACAATAAAACGCATTGCCTCCGGGTCTGCTTGTGCTGTTGCAGTCATCATCGCGATTGTTATTTCAGCGGGCAACGTAAGAACTAGCGAGCGAGGACTTGAGCTGATCGGCAATGCTGAATCATGCCGCCGCGACCCGTATGTGTGTCCTGCCGGGGTACTAACTGATGGCATTGGCAACACTCACGGTGTAACACCTGGCACACGAAAGACTGATGTACAAATTGCCGCAGATTGGGAAAAGAACATTCTTGATGCTGAACGCTGCGTCATTCGCTATGCAAATGGCAATAAATTACCGCCCAGCGCTTTTGATGCTGCTACGTCAATCAGCTTTAACGCCGGTTGCTCATTGATGCAGAAATCCACAATGTTCAAGTATTTTCGCGCTGGTAACGTGACAGCGGCCTGTGAACAGTTCCCGCGCTGGGTATATGGCGGCGGTAAGAAATTGCCGGGGCTGGTGACTCGCCGCGAGAAGGAGAAGGCGCTATGCCTGGAAAGTTAACTACTGCCCTCATTGCTGTAATTGCCGCCCTGCTTGTTGGTGTGACTTATTATCAGAACGAGGCGGCAAAACTTCAGCGTGATGTAGTAGAAATAGCATCAGTGGCTAATCAGCAGAAGAAAGACCTCCAACTCATTGAAGTCCAGCGCCAAGCCGTAGCCGCTATCGATATCAAAACCACCAAGGAATTAGCAGATGTCAAATCTGAAAACGAGCGCCTGCGCACTGATATCGCTTCTGGCACTAAGCGGTTGCAACTCAACGCCACATGTTCAAAACCAGTGCCCAAAACCACCGGCCCCGCCAGCGTCCCTGATGATGCCAGCGCCAGACTTACTAACGCCGCTGAACGGGATTATCTCAGTCTCCGCGAGCGTATCGGAATTGCAACAAGCCAAATAAGCGGCTTACAGGACTACATCACTAACGTGTGCCTGAAGTAAGGATTAGCAATGGCTTGGTATCCGGCATGGAATATCAATTGGCAGCGATTCAGGTATTGGCGCGAACAGATAGGATTTGAGTCAGCTTATTCCAAGTTAAAGACGGAGTGTCAACATGGCGAAAATACTGGCATACAAAATAAGCATTAAGTGGTGGGTAATTCCATATCTGCACACTTTAAATATTTTCTGTTTCATCTTCGCAACCGAACCAAACATTGACGCCATTGGTAACTTCATCGTGAAGCATGGCGTCAAGACAGAGATTGTTTAACCCCACTGGAGGTTGATCATTATCTTGGCGGCTCGGAAAGACGAGAAGTAGCAGAGCAACTCTGTGAAGACGTGGCAAAGCTGCGAACAAAGAACATGAAGGCTCAGTTTAACGACTGGGCCTTTTTTATTGGCAGTAAATCCAGCGCATCGCAGCGCAAATCACTCAGAACCTTTCAGGATGACCCTTGAGGAACCGGCTGGCTGTCGGATGCCTTCTGAGGGCCGTATTCCTGTGCGAACAAGGTTCATCACTAAAAGGTATATCCGATATGAAAAGTATGATCGCAATTGAGCAGGAAGCATCCATGACTAGCTTGGACTTTCTGAGGAATATAATTAACCCAGCCCGAATTGAATACGGGGAACCTGAAGTGGAAAATCGCCACTTTCTTTCTCGTATTGAAGATGAAATTGACGACTTAGGGGTCGCGGAAAACTTTTACGTGACCACCGGGCAAGGTGCCAGCCGAGCGGTTAAGGGCTACATGCTCAATATGGAGCAGATGACGCTTATCGGTATGCGTGAATCCAAAGCAGTTCGCCGTTCTGTGCTGGCAAAGCTCAAGGTAATGCATGGCCCAGTCATCCCCCAAAGCTTACCAGAAGCACTTCGACTTGCTGCTGACTTGGCAGAGCATAATGCCAAATTGAAAAATGAGTTGGCTGTCGCTGCTCCAAAGGCTGATTTCGTTGATAACTACGTCAATGCATCCGGTTCATTTGGCTTCCGTGAGGCTTGCAAACTACTGAAGGCGAAAGAACCAGAGTTCAGGGCTTTCTTGATTGCTTCTAATGTTATGTACGTTCTTGGTGGGAAAATGACGCCTCGCGCTCCGCATATTGATGCAGGCCGATTCACTGTAAAGACAGGTGAGAACCTTAACAACGGGCATGCATTTACCCAGGCTAAATTCACACCGAAGGGTATTCAGTGGATCGCTGGACTGTGGGCATCGTGGCAGTTGAATAATCAGGCAGCATGACCGGCTCAAAAATGAGCCCGTTGATAATAAAGACAAATTGAGAGCCACTTTCACAACAGCTCTCAATCAACTAAAAGCATTCTGCTATTAGATATGTAATAGCGGACAAAAACGACAATTCGCTGATAATTATCACTACTATCACTGATGAGTAATACACAGTCGTTGTCATGCACCAATTCTTAAATTTAATCAACATTGCCGCCATCCTTTTTGTTTGACAAAAGAATGACAGTCAATTCAGAGGGATGGAAATTGGTTGTACAGATCAATAAACGATTATTGATCGTTTAAAACGATCGTTATCGAATGAAAGCATTGAATTTATAAAACTCTGCAAAAGGTGCTTATAAAGTGCCTTTGACAGAATCTTATAGAGGTTTCAGATTTCAGCCATTCAACAAATTACGGGGTTTTACCCTAAATCCAAAATTCATCTAGCAGGAAATTCTAAAATGAGTAATGCGCGCACCTTTAAGACTGCAAATGAAGTGGTTGAACGTCTTAAGGACTATGGTTTCACTGATGAGTACGGACACAAGCTAGAGGCGTGCGTGGAGTTCTTTGCGTTGGCGAATATGCTGACTACAGTTGACGATATTGATAAGCGGAATGACTCGCGGCGAATCAAGTGTTACCAGGTGGAGATTTACAATGGTGATTTACAGCTAGTTAAGGGTTTTAGTAAGAGCAAATGTTTGGATGCGGAAAATGGCATCTTCCTCATTGACACTGAAGAAGACGGCATTTCATTGTTAGCCATAAGAGTGAGTGATTGTACTCATTACAAGGCATCGCCAATTTACGAGAGGGCGGTCCGTTAATTTACGAAAAAGTGATAACAGGGAGTCGAAATGACGCTTACAGAAGAACAGAAGGCGCTTTTCGATGCCCTGACGCAGTTACAGAAGAAATTCGTTACTCACATACTGAAAGGCAAGAACCAAACGCAGGCCTACAGAAAGGCGGGTGGCAAGGCGAAGACATCAGATTCGGCTAATGTGTCTGCAAACCAGATCTTTAATAATCTTAAGGTTCAAGCCTTCATCCAGTCCGTACAGCACGAAACAGTTAACGAAGCCATCATGACCTACACGGAAGCGATGGAACGACTAACGCTGATGGGGCGCACGACAATTCATGACATCGCCACGTTCGGTAATTATCAGATTGGCGAGGACGAGGACGGGCAACCGGTCTTTCAGGCGTCGTGGAAATTTAAGGACTCCAAGAATATTAAGCCCGAACACCTGGCTGCCGTCGCTGAATTATCCACTGGCAAGGACGGACTAAAAATTAAGCTGCATGATCCGAAAGCTGCCATCAAGCAACTGGCTGAAATGCGCGGGTGGGAAGCACCGAAGAAAGCCGAATTGACCGGCCCGAACGGTGGAGCAATTCAAACCGTGAACATGACTCCAGATGAGGCCGCCGAGGCATATCGTAAAATGATGGGGTGATTTGGGTAAGCATCCAGAAATAGCCCGTTAGATTGATAAATTCTCTATGCAAAATAGAGTGTATTTTATGCATGATTTATGCACTCAATTATCTAACTCCCTGACACGTTAACCCTGACAAATAAGCCTCTCACGCTGCTTGTTCGATGAGTGCTATGCGCTCGGTGCGGGTAACGGTCATTATGTTAAAAAGTCCTAAAATTCACACATTTATCGAGCAAAACCCAACATGCCTATTCCGTTCCCTTTTGACTTCAAAAACCCGGACTACATGCAGGTTTTTGAGTGGCGAATGGAGCGATTGCAGCGCATTCGTCAGCAGCCTGAATTGTTGCCGGTTATGAAAGCGTTTTACAAAGACAACCCCGCACAGTTCATTATTGATTGGGGCATGACAGTAGACCCCCGCAACGTTGAGCGTGGATTGCCAGCCCGTATCCCGTTCCTCTTATTCCCAAAGCAGGAGGAGTGGATCGAGTGGTTTGTTGAACGCTGGCGTAATGCTGAACCGGGCATTACCGAGAAAACCCGTGATATGGGGATGTCGTGGCTGACCGTTGGTATGGCCTCCTCACTTTGCCTGTTTAACCGTGGTGTGTTTGCCGGGTTCGGTTCTCGCAAAGAGGAGTATGTTGATAAAATCGGCTCGCCTAAATCGCTGTTCGATAAAGCCCGTAATTTCATCTCTCTGTTGCCAACTGAGTTTCGCGGTGGCTGGAGCCTAAAGCAGCACGCGCCACACATGCGTATCTTATTCCCAGAAACTGAATCAGCCATGACCGGCGAGGCGGGTGACGGGATAGGGCGCGGTGACCGCACCAGCTTTTACATAGTCGATGAATCCGCGTTCCTGGAGCGGCCTTATCTGGTCGATGCGTCTCTGTCAGCAACCACCAACTGTCGGCAGGATATATCAACGCCAAACGGTATGGCTAACTCATTCGCTGAACGGCGGCATAGCGGCAAGATTAAAGTATTCACCTTTCACTGGCGCGACGACCCGCGCAAAGATGATGCCTGGTATCAAAAGCAGGTTGAGAATCTCGACACCGTTACCGTGGCGCAGGAAATTGATATTAACTATAGCGCCTCTGTTGAGGGCGTATTGATTCCATCCGCATGGGTACAGGCAGCAATAAACGCGCATGAGGTCTTGGGTATTGTGCCAACCGGCCAGCGCTTAGGTGCGCTCGATATCGCCGACGAGGGCAAGGACACCAATGCCTTTGCCGGTCGTCACGGTTTCTTACTCGAAAGCATCGAAGAGTGGTCGGGAAAAGGCGATGATATTTTCGGTACCGTACAAAAAGCCTTTGATATTTGCGATGCACAAAACCTCGAAACTTTCCGCTTTGATACCGATGGATTGGGGGCCGGTGCGCGTGGTGATGCCCGTGTTATCAACGAGCAGCGCGAAGAGCAACGCAGGCGGCATATTGTCGCCACGCCATTCCGTGGTAGCGGCGGTGTAACCGATCCCGATGATGAGGCCATTCCCGGCGATAACGGTCAACAGGGGCGGCTTAACAAGGATTTCTTTGCGAACGCAAAAGCTCAGGGCTGGTGGAGTCTGCGCACCCGGTTCCAGAAAACGTATCGGGCGGTTAAGGAAAATATGGAGTTCGATCCCGATGAGATTATCTCCATCCCGAAAGACCTCAAAAACCTGACCAAATTAACCTCTGAATTGTCGCAACCCACCTACTCAGTCAATGGCGTAGGGAAAATTGTGGTGGATAAAAAACCTGACGGCACCAAGTCACCCAACCTGGCGGATTCTGCAATGATTTTATATGCACCAATGGATAATGCGCTGGATATCTGGCTACGGCTCGGGGGGGCGTAATGTCGAGAAAACGTAAAGTAGGCAAGGCGTCATCACCCCAACGAACCACTGATAGCTATCAAAACCTCACTGCTCGATATGGACTGCGAACTGAGAACCAAAGCGCGGATTATAGCTACCAACCGAATTGGACCTCCCGCAACCGCCAACTGATAGAAAACGCTTACCGCTCGTCTTGGCTGGTGGGCGCGGCGGTAGACACCATCGCAGATGATATGACCCGCAAGGGGATTAACATCACCTCCAAGATGGCACCGGATGCCAAGATGCGAATAGAGGGGCGCTGGGAAGAGTTATCCCTCTGGGATGCTCTCAACGACACGATCAAATGGTCACGGCTGTACGGTGGGGCAATTGGTTTCATCATGATTGACGGCCAAGCGCCGGAAACACCACTACGGGTAGAAACCATCGGCAAAGATGCGTTTAAAGGGCTACTGGTGCTCGACCGTTGGATGGTTAACCCAACCATCAGCGAACGAGTGACCGAGATGGGGCCAGATCTCGGTATGCCTAAATATTACCAGGTGGTGACCACCGGCGGCGGTATCCCGAGCATGAAAATTCACCACAGCAGGGTGATTCGCCTTGATGGTGTTGGCCTCCCGTATCAGCAGAAGCGAACAGAGAATGAATGGGGCATGTCGGTAATAGAGCGGCTGTTTGACCGGTTGCTAGCGTTTGATAGCACCTCGACCGGTGCGGCACAGTTGATTTTTAAGGCGCATCTACGTACCTACAAAATCAATAAGTTTCGTGAGCTGGTCGCGATGGGGGGCAAGGCCTTTGATGGGCTAATGAAAAGCATGGATATGATCCGGCAATTTCAAAGCACTGAGGGCCTGACCCTGATGGATGCCACCGATACGTTTGAAACGCACAGTTATGCATTCGGTGGATTGTCTGATGTGATGGCGCAGTTTGCCCAACAGATAGCCGGTGCCATTGGTATCCCGCTGGTGCGCTTGTTTGGTCAGTCTCCTGCAGGGTTCTCAACCGGTGACGCTGACCTGGCTAACTACTACGACAATATCGGAACTCAACAAGAGCGCCGTTTGCGTCGTCCACTGCGCCGATTATTCGAAGTGATCCACTACTCCGAGTTTAGTTCGCCACTGCCAGACGGTTTCTCATTTGATTTCAACCCGCTGTGGCAGATGTCGGAACCTGATCGGGCTGACGTCGCGGAGAAAACCGTTAATACCATTAATGCTGCAATGGACTCAGGCTTGCTGACGCTGCAGGGTGGCATGACTGAACTCAGGGACAAAGCAGGCATTATCGGTATCGGCTCCAGTATCAGCGATGAGGATATAGAGAGTGCGAAAGACATCGACCCGCCGAACCTCGGCGAAGGCGCAGATCTCAACCCGCTTGAAATCACGGCGCGCGGAAATTCAATATCAAACGCAGCTACGCAAGATAGCGCGAATGGTCGGCGACATCGTAAATGGTACTTACGATGGTTCTAATGATTCCGTCTATCACGTTATGGATAGCCTGAACCGCTATTCAGACCTGATTGATGGCTGGGCCAGAACCACAGCAAGCAAGATGTTTGATGCCGTTAACGCAAAGGATGTGGCGATGTGGCGCAGTAACTCGCAGGAAATATCAGCGGGTTTGCGCCAGATAGTGGAAAACACCGCTGTGGGGCAGGTGGCCCGTAACATCGTGGAAGAGCAGATAAAACTCATCAAGTCGCTGCCCTTGCAGGCTGCAGACAGAGTGCAGGATATCCATAATCAGGCGCTAGAGGCGGTAATCACCGGTGGGCGTGCCGAGCCATTCGCTAAAGAAATAGCCAAATCTGGTGATGTGGCAATATCCCGCGCCAATATGATCGCCCGTACAGAAATAGGGAGGGCATCAACGGCACTAACACAGGCCCGTTCACTCTCTATCGGTTCCAGCGGTTACATCTGGCGCACCGCCGAAGATAGCGACGTTCGCCATTCACATCAAAAAATGGAGGGTAAGTTTGTTCGCTGGGATAACCCGCCCACCCTTGACAGCATGACGGGCCATGCGGGCGCATTACCCAATTGCCGTTGTTACTGCGAAGTCATCATTCCGGAAAGATAACCCATGCAATATTTCTATAACTCCCGCCTGGGAGAAACGCGCTTCACCATGAGCGACGGTGGCCTATTGTGCAAAGACGTACCAATAGGCCGAACAGGGGTGCAGCTTTACGGTGGCGAAGAACTGGATGATATCGAGCCTGATAGTGATGGTGAGATCTTAGTGGAAAGGACGGAGGATGAGGTCTTTCGCCCTGAAACACTCGCCAGCTTTGAGGGAATGACGTTCACAGTATCTCACCCCATCGAAGATGTAACACCTGATAACTGGGGCCGTTACGCCGCTGGACACGTTCAAAACGTCAGGCGCGGAACAGGTGACCAATCAGATTTAATGATCGCCGACATCGTGGTCAAGAAAGCCGAGGCCATAAAGGTGATTCTTGAAGAGGGTGTTGATCAAATTTCGTCTGGCTACGATGCCGAATACCAGCAAACCGCAATCGGCAAAGCTCGTCAGTACGACATCATAGCTAACCATGTCGCGCTCGTTCCCACGGGTCGCGCAGGGAAACGCTGTTCAATTGGAGATAGTAAACGTATGACAATGAATAACACCTGGTTCGCCAAGCTACGCCGGGCAATCAAAACCAAAGATGCCGCCGCGATGGAGGAAGCAATGGAAAGCGCCCCGTCAGAGCTAACCAGCGATGAGGGTACCGGCGAACTGCCCAAGGCCATCAATATCACCATTAACCCACAACAACCGTTACCGAAACAGGAGCCTGAATTAGATGCCATCGCGACTAATGATAGTGGCGATATCGAAAGCCGTGTTGCTGCTATGGAAACGACCTTAGCCGCGATTCTGGAGAAGTTAGGCGCAACCACCGACGCCGACCCAGACGAGGAGGAAGAGGGGCGACGTATTACCAGCGATGCGGCTTATCATCAGGATGTGGTTTCCCGCGCGGAATGGATTGTACCCGGCATTAAATTACCCGAGGGGGGAAAGCTGGCATCCTTTAAACGAACCGTATTAGATGCGGCGTTTAAAACCACAGAGGGTGAGAAGCTGCTGAAAGGTATTGTTGGCGATAAGCCCGACTTTGCCAAAATGCCGAAACTCTCCCTTGATGCGGCATTCATCGCGGCCAGCGAGATTGCCAAAGGGCGGAATAACACCCAGGTGAACCACCGAACTATCGATTCTGCCGCACCAAATCGCCGACCTACCGCCGCCGACCTCAATAAACAGAACGCCGCGTTCTGGGCTAAAAAAGGAAACTAATTCATGACAGCATATTTATTCCGGATGCCTGCGGGCATTGCCGGGGCAGTGTCGCGCCCGCAGGATCTAACTATTGAACCGGTACTGATTAATACGGCGAACCCATTTAGCCAGTACGGTCTGGCCGGAAAGTTCAGCGGCAATTTCTTTGTACCGTTGGACGAGGATGATACCGCAGACAAAATCGTCGGCATCTTTGTCCGACCATTCCCCACCACCTCAACGCCAGACAAGGTGCGTCAAATCGGCACCGGTAACAATTTTGCCGGTGATGCGCTAAAGCGCGGTTACCTATCGGTCAATATCGGGGCTACGGCAGCGGGTGTGACCAAAGGTGCGCCGGTCTATATCCGTATCGCCGGTGCTACAGACGCTAGCCCGTTAGGTTCCGTGCTGGCCACAGCGATTGCTGACACTACCGTGGTGCTGCCTAACGCTTATTTCACGGGTGCCGGTGATGCTGCTGGTAACACTGAAATCTCCTACAAGATTTAAGGAACAATCAATATGATCACTTACGACAGCCAGCGCACCATTGATGCCAGCGGCGCATTCCTTATTGGGGAGCTGGAGCGATTAGACCCCGAGATTAACCTGCCGTTGGTGGGGACGACTTACACCCGCGATATTCAATTCCGTGAAGATGTGAATATTGCTGATGAGATCAGCTCATTCACTAAAACCGGTTTTGCTGCTGCGGGTACCGGCGCTAATCCAAAGGGTAAGAACTGGATCAGCCAGGAATCGACAGCACTGGCAGGCATTAACTTGGATATCGATAAAAAGGGCTTCCCGCTAACGTTGTGGGGTATGGAGCTGGGCTGGACAGTAATTGAGTTAGCCGCAGCGCAACAAATGGGCCGCCCAATCGATACGCAGAAATATGACGGCATGGTGTTGAAATGGCACATGGACGCCGATGAGCAGGTCTATCTCGGTGATACCGATCTGGGCGTAAAAGGTCTGGCTAACTACACCGGCGTAGCGATTGGCAACGCAACTAAGTCGTGGCTGGTTTCTACCGTGGCTGAGATTCGCGACTCCATTAACAAGGTGCTTTCCGATGCTTGGGCGGCGTCCGGCTATACCGTGGTACCGAAAGACCTGCTGTTACCTCCTGAGCAGTACGCTTATCTGGCGCAGGTTATTGTGTCTGATGCGGGTAACCAATCTTTACTGACCTACCTGACCACTAACACTATCTCTTTCCACCAGAACGGTATCCCTCTGAATATCCGCGCGGTGAAGTGGCTGAAAGGTGCGGGTATTGCGGGTAAAGATCGCATGGTGGCCTACACCAATGACCGTAAATATGTGCGTTTTCCATTGGTACCGCTGACCAGCATCCCGATCCAGTATCGTGGATTGTGGCAGTTGGTGACCTATTACGGGAAGCTGGGTGTGGTTGAAGCCCCATACATTGAAACACTGGCTTACTTCGACGGCATTTAATAACTCTGATGGCCTCGCAGGAGGCCAGTAAGGTGAAATGATGAAAATTGCAGTACACACCGCGTTTAAATTGTCGCTGGCCGGCCAGCCGGATATCGGTTTTCTGGTCGGCACTCATAAGGTCACGAAAGAAGTTGCCGAGCACTGGTTCACTCTGGCACATGCCGAGGTTATCGACGGCGAGGTTGAGCAAAGTAACACCGACCTGCAAGCCTCCATCCTTGAGATGCAGAAGCAAATCGATGAACAGGCGCAAGCGTTGGCTGATCGTGATAACTCAATTATTGAGATGCAGAAGCAAATCGATGAATTGACTAAGCCGAAGGTGAAAGCAAATGGCAAGGAACAAAAACCTACCGACACCAGCACAGTTCAGGACTGATTTCCCTCAGTTTGTGAATGAGGCCCGTTACCCTAACGCGGTAATACAATTTCGATTATCACTTGCCGACAACCTTCTTGATGAGAACCTACTAGACAATATGTTTCCCTATCTGGTTGAGCTGTTCGTTGCTCACTACATCTCGTTACAGGCCAAAGATATGCAGGCAGCAGCGATGGGCGGCGGTAGTGGCTCCACCAATGGTGTTGCCTCATCAAAGAGTGTCGATAAAGTTTCCGTTAGCTATGACAACAGCGCCACGCTCAACCCTGATGCAGCATTCTGGAACTTCACCCGCTACGGGGCTGAATTTTACCAACTGGTGACGATGTTCGGCGCGGGTGGTCGCCAGCTATGAAAAGCGGCTTAAAGGTTCGGGTAGATAAAGCGAATGATGTGTTGGCGGCGCTTAAGGCCATCGGCAGGAAAGATGTGTTGATTGGTATTCCTGAGGAGAAAAGCGAGCGGGAGGATATCCCTTTCGGTAATGCGGGGATCGGTTATATCAACGAGTATGGTTCACCTGCGCAAAATATCCCCGCACGACCTCACCTACAGCCGGGCGTCAGGTCGGTACAAGACGAAACCACACAAAAGCTGAAACAGGCGGCGCAGGCTGTTTTTGCCGGTAATACGGCGGCGGCTGATAGAGCACTTAATCAGGCTGGGGCTATTGCGATGAATGCAGTAAAACGCTACATCATCGTGGGCAACCTTACCCCTCTAGCTCCTGCAACCCTCTACGCGAGAAAGCACAGGAAATATGCAAAAAGGAAAGGGGAGAACCCTCTTATTGATACAGGTAAGTACCGCGAAATCATCACTTATATCGTGAGGGATAAAAATGCCAAATCTTGATGTGACTGACGTGCTGTTTGATCCAGATTTCTGTGACATGTCACTGGTAGTTAAACGAAACATTCAGACTGTCGATGCTGACGGATTCGCCACTAATACCGTTACCGAAAAAGGTTTTGCAGGCGTGGTGACAGTAGACCGCTCGCTTGAGTCGCGCCGGATGATGTCAGGGAATGTCATTGGAGGCGCAATCCTTATTGTGACTATCGAGCGCCTGACTCAGGGGCAGACCGGGCGTGATGCCGATATCGTGACTTATCAGAATCGCGATTATCGCGTGACCTTTGTTGACCCCTACACTGCATATGGCGCGGGCTTCGTTCAGGCGCACTGTGAATTACTGCCATTCGATGGAGGAATTCCCATTGAGCAACAACAGCAGTGATGAAGCCGGATGGCTAACGCCACTGGCTGACGGCCCCGCTTACGATGAGACGCTGGAGCGGCAACTCAGTCAGTGGGTGAGGGGTGTGTCCGGGCTGGCAGATGGTCACGTTCGCCCGCGATGGACAGCCGTGCAATCACCGATTATGGAGGCTGATGTCAATTGGTGTGGTTTTGGGGTTATCGATATTCCTGACGATGCCAGCCCGGCCTTTGAGAACCAAACCGAAAACAGCACCGAGTTATGGCGACACGAAGAGATCGAATGTATGGCAAGTTTCTACGGCCCCCATGGACAGCGCTATGCAACCCAATTTCGCGATGGACTGACCATCACCCAAAATAATGACGAACTGGTGAAAATGGGCCTTTCTCTGGCCCGTTACAGCCGTATTAATCCCTTTCCCGAACTCATCAATAACAAATGGGTTCGTCGTTTCGATATCACTATCAAGCTACGCCGTAAAGTCATCCGCGAGTACGGCATTAAATCGCTGACCTCCGCACCCGTTAAATTCTTCGGAGAATAACCATGTCGCAGGGATTACCTGTTTCTAACATCGTCAATGTGACGGTGAATATGGCTGTGCGTGCTGCCATGGCGCGGAACTTTGGTTCCCTGCTGGTGGTTGGCCCGTCGCCTGTTATCGACGCTCACGAACGCCTGCGCAGCTATTCCAGTGCGACAGACATCGCATCTGACTTTGGTCTGACAGCACCTGAGTATCAGGCTGCTAATTTGTACTATCAGCAATCACCACAACCGATTGATTCTTTCGTCGGTCGCTGGGTGAAAGAGGATGCGGCCGGACTGTTGCGCGGGGCAATTTTAAACCCGACGCAGCAGCTAATGGCTAACTTTACCGCGGTTTCTGACGGTGCAATGAAAATCACCGTTGATGGTGTTGAAACCGTGGTGGCGGATGTTGACTGGACCGACGAACTGAACCTTAACGGTATTGCTGCCAGAGTCGAAGAATCGCTGCTTATTGCCACTGTTGAGTGGAATGGTTCCCGCTTTATCATCACCTCCAAAACCACCGGCAAAGACTCAGCAGTCGGTTATGGCTCGGCCAATGCGACCGGTACCGATATTTCTGTGCTAATGGGATTGGTTGAGAGCGCCGGTGCGCTGCCGGTTCAAGGTCTGGCGAGTGAAACTATTCAGGCCTGCATCTATAAGCTGGCCGACATGTCTACCCGCTGGTATGGGCTGGTTATTGCTGATCCGTCATTAAGTGATGTGGACGTGATCAGCATTGCCTCGTTTATCCAGAGTGATGATGTGTCGCGGATTTACGGACATACAACACAGGTAACGAGTGCGCTGGATGCGGATATTGATACCGATATCGCCAGCAAACTGAAAGCGGCTAATTATGCCCGTACGTTGGTGCAGTATTCCAGCGCCAGCCCGTACGCTGTTGCCTCGATCTTTGGCCGGGCGTTTACCGTGAATTTTAACGGCAATAACACCACTATCACGCTGAAATTTAAACAACAGCCGGGCATTACCGCTGAATCACTTTCTCAGTCGCAAGCTAACGCGCTGAAAGCGAAGAATTGCAATGTGTTCGTCAATTACGACAACGACACGGCCATTATTCAAGAGGGGGTGATGTGCAACGGCGATTTCTTTGATGAACGCCACGGCCTCGACTGGTTACAGAACTACGTCCAGAACAACCTCTATAACCTGCTGTTTACCAGCACGACTAAAATCCCTCAGACAGACGCTGGCGTAACTCGCTTACTCACCAACGTAGAGAGGTCGCTGGATCAGTCGGTCACTAACGGGCTGGTGGCTCCCGGCGTGTGGGGGGGGGATAGTTTCGGCGTGCTTGCAACCGGCGACACGCTGACCAAGGGCTACTACGTTTACGCGCCGCCAGTGGCATCACAGGCACAGGCTGACCGCGAGGGACGTAAAGCGCCGGTGATGCAGTCTGCAATCAAGCTGGCCGGTGCAGTTCACTACGCCGATGTCATCATCAATGTTAATCGCTAAGGAGCTGATGAATGTCAAACACTTATAGTTTTATGGACGTCACCGCCTCCATTGTCGGTGTCGGCGGTTCATTCGATCTGGGTTATGGCGCAGCCGTCGCCGAAGAGGGGATTGTCACATCGATGATCGAGAATAAAAACACCATGACAATTGGTGCGGACGGGGAAGGCATGCACAGTCTCCACGCGGGGAAAGGTGGCACGTTGACGGTGAACCTGCTGAAAACCAGCCCAACCAATCGCAAATTGTCGGTCATGTATAACGCGCAGGCACAATCGAGTGCAACCTGGGGCAATAACATCATTCTTATCCGCAATACCGCCAGCGGTGACACGTTTGCCGCGCGTGGCTGTGCATTCCAAAAGCAGCCGGATTTCAATAACGCAAAAGACGGTGCGCTGGTGCCGTGGGTATTTGACTGCATCAAGGTTGATCAACTGCTGGGTACTTTTTAAGGGGTAACTAATGGAATTCACGATTAAAGGTATTGAGTACCGCTCTCAAAAGCTGGACGTATTCGCGCAACTGAAGGTATCACGTAAGCTACTACCGCTACTCGCGGGCATCGTTAAGGACCTGCGAAGCGGCACGGTGACGATTGAGACGGCGTTACCCAGTATTGCTCAGTCGCTTTCCGATATCAGCGAAGAGGACTGCAACGCCATTATTCACCCTTGTTTAGAGAGGGTGTCGCGTAAGAACGGCAGCGCCTATAACCCGATTTTTACCGGTGGCGAAGTGATGTTTGATGACATTGATCTGATGGCAATGCTGCAAATCGTGGGTCGGGTGGTGGGTGACTCGATGGGAAATTTTTTGCGCGAACTCCAAGAGAGCGAACCAGTGGCACTGCCAGCGGGTTGATGCTGGAAACTTTACCGGGTGGCGAGGATTTTATCTTACGCCCGGTAAAGGTATTTCACATCGACCAGAAAGACCTCAATAGCGGAGCGGTAGACCTGTGTCGAATTGCGCTACTGAATGACTATCTCGATATCGAGGCTGAGAACCAGGCAAAAATAGACAAATGGAGATCCGATAAATGAGCAACGCTGAAACCATTAAGGATTTTCTGGTCAGTCTTGGCTTTGAACTGGATGAAGCGGGGGAGAAGAAATTCTCCGCTGTGGTCGCGGGCGTCACGGCCAATGTGCTTAAAATGGGCGCAGTTGTTGAGGGCGCTGCGCTGTCTGTAGTGGCGTTCACCGCGAAGGTTGCCAGTGGGCTGGATAATTTATATTGGGCCTCACAGCGTACCGGTGCCACGGTGCAGGGCATTAAGCAGGTAGGGTATGCCGTTTCACAAATGGGTGGGAGTGTTGATGGCGCACGGTCTTCACTTGAAAGCCTGTCACGTTTTATCCGCAACAGCCCAGGGGCAGAAAGTTTTCTAAACCGCATGGGCGTACAGACCCGCGATGCGAAAGGTAACATGCGGGATATGGCTACCGTTTTTACGGGTGTTGGCCAGAAGCTCAGCAGCATGCCGTATTATCGCGCAAATCAGTATGCGCAGATGCTAGGCATTGATGAAAATACACTGATGGCCATGCGGCGTGGTCTGGGTAACTTCAGTGCGCAATATTCGCAGATGACCAAGGCCATCGGTTATAACGCCGACACCGCTGCAGTCAGCGCAAATAAATTCATGACCTCTCTGCATGCTTTCGGTGAAATGGCGGGCATGGCCCGAGACAAAATAGGCTCAAATCTGGCTGATGGGCTGGCAGGGGAGGTTGATTCTCTGCGCAAGCTACTTCTCGATAACTGGCCGAAGATTGAAATGGTTTTGATGAAGGTTATCAAGGGCATTCTCTGGGCTGGGGATGCGGTCACGCGCGTATTATGGCGCACCGGTCAGGCGGTCGGTGACGTCATAAACTGGTTTAAAAAACTAGACCCGGTCACGCAGCAACTCATTATGTTGTTTGGCGGTTTGCTGGTGGCATGGCGTTTACTCAATACAGCGTTCCTGACGTCGCCAGTAGGTATTGTGCTCTCGCTAGGTGCGGCGCTCTTTGCCCTGTACGACGACTATAAAACATGGAAAGAGGGCGGGAATAGCCTGGTTGATTGGGGCGAATGGGAGCCAGAGATAACCGCCGCACTCAAGGGAATAGATGATCTAACGAATTCCATTAAAGGCGTTGGCGTTGAGATCGCCAGACTGCTCAACATTAATCTGAAAAGCTGGACGCTAAAAGGCGATATCGAGAACCTGACGAAGCAATTCGGCGAGTTCGGCAAGATGATATCGATGATCGGTGACCTGATTAATGCATTGAAAGATGGCAATTGGGGTGAGGTAGCCAGGATAGGAAAAGCGTTGTTAAGTCAGGGCAGCGATCAGCCAGATGCCATGCCTTCGGTAACCGATAGAGCTAATAGCCACGCCGATTGGGTTAAGGATAAAACAGGCTTTGACCCAAGGAGCGTTGGCAGGTGGTTTCGGGGAGAAAATAACGGGGCAGAGCCTGAGCAACATGCGCAGTCAGTAAAAAGGCCAACAGCGTCGGCGTCAGGCGCAAATCTTTTAAGTCGGTTACAACCCACCCTCACAAAACTGGAGGCATTAAACAACCTGCCTGCGGGTTTATTGCGCAGTTTGGCAATGACAGAGTCCAGTGGTAACCAGTTTGCGCTAGGTCCAAAAACCAAATATGGGCAAGCAAAAGGGTTATTCCAGTTTATGGACCCTACAGCGAAAGACATGGGACTTAAAGGCAATGACGTTTTCGACCCTGAGAAATCAGCCGCAGCCGCAGCGAAATATCTCAGCATGCTCTTGAAGATGAATGGCGGTGATTTGGATAAAGCGCTGGCCTCCTATAACTGGGGCATCGGCAATGTCCAGAAACACGGTTTAGACCTGATGCCACAGGAAACCCGCAATTACATTCCCAAAGTGCGCAGTAATATGCCAGGTGGGGGACTCCAGCAGGAAACTAACATTCATATTCACGGAGTATCTGACCCTCGTGAAGCTGCAAGGCTCACCGTGGAACGTCAGAAGGGTGTGAATTCACAGTTAACCCAACAACTCCCGAGGGTGCCAGGATAATGGATATTCTTTCTGCTATTTTCCGGCAGCAGTCTCGACGGATAGGAATTATTATCCCGTCAGTGGTTGTATCGGAGAAACATTCTGATGCTCTGGAAATTACGGAGCATCCTGTCGAACGTCCAACGACCAATAGCGCGTCTGGTTTTATTGCCGATCATGCGTATAAGCGTCCTAGTGAAGTCACAATGGAGTTGGGCTTTGCGGGTGGTGGTTCGTTATTGGATTTCGTGGATACATCAACCATCGGATTGAGCCTGGGTAAAAGCCCGGGAGAGGTCTATCAGGACATCCTCGATTTACAGTCCAGCAGGAAACCATTCGATGTTATTACCGGTAAGCGGAAATACAGCAATATGCTTATTCGCGCTATTGAGGTGACGACCGATAAAACCAGTGAAAACGTGTTGATGTGCGTTCTTACACTGCGTGAAGTGATTATGTCTCAAACTGAGTCTGTACAGGTAGCTGATAAATCAGATATGAAGGATGGCGTCAGCACGTCAGGTATCCAGAATTCAGGAACTAAATCCACCACACCGGTTAATGAGTCAGTGCTTAAATCAACGGGTTGGTTTGATGGGCTTAAAGGTACATCACTTGGAAACGCCATAGGTATCAAATGAACATAACCGAAATTCCGCTCACGCCGAATAATCAGCAGTTCCGCATTCAACTGGCTGGCGTGACTTACACCATCAATATTGTCTGGCGGGATGCCGCTGGTTGGATAATGGACTTGATGGACAGCGGGGGTGAGGCACTCCTGTCCGGCGTGCCTCTTGTTCCGGGTGTTGATTTGCTAGGACAATATCCAGATCTGGGTATCAGCGGTGCGATGGTCGTTGGCTGCGACAATGGCTCTCCTGAATACCCCACCAAAACCAATCTTGGCGGACATAGCCACCTCATTTTTGTACAGGAGTAAACATGTCAACTAACTGGATGCGCCATTTCGAATTGCAGATTTTAGATCTGAATGGAAAGGGTATTTCGCTTTCTGATTTCAAAGTTACTTTCCAAATAGAATGGGCGGATACAAAATGGCCGCGTGTGGCGAACGTGAAGATTTACAACCTATCGACGGACACTACCAGTAAAATCATCGGGCAAGAGTTCTCCAAAATACGCATCATCGCTGGGTATGATGGTATCGCGCCAGATGTGGGTGCTAGTCAGGTGGGCGTGGTACGGAGTGTTCCTGAAGGGCTGGAGGGGCAAACTGGTGACCAGAACTATGGTCTTATTTTTGACGGTGATATTCGTTTCACGGTGACAGGAAAAGATAATATCACTGATTCATGGGTGCTCATCCAGGCTATTGGCGATCATGAGGCATTTCTTTTTGCGCGGACTAAAACTACCATAGCGGCTGGATATACAGTGGCTGATCTGCATAACGTAACGATGCAAGGCTTCAACGCGTTCGGCGTTACTAAGGGCATTACTGGCAGTATGCCAACAACTGTTTTTCCGCGTGGTCGCGTACTCTATAACGCATCGCGTAACGTCATGGATAACATTGCCGCGCAGTGTAACGCAACATGGCAGTTGGTGGATGGGCAGGTGCAGATGGTTCCCGAAGATAAGTATATTCACGAAGCTATCGTATTGAGCGCTGATACCGGACTTGTTGGTATGCCACAGCAAACTATGGGGGCGGGGGTGAATGTACGTTGCTTGATTAACCCCAATATCCGCATTAACGGGCTCATTCAGTTGGATCAGGCGTCTGTATACCGTACGACTATTGGTAACAACGAGGTTGCTCAGTCACCAGACCGAATTTCGGAGATTGATGAAAACGGCAATCGTGTGTTAGATGGTACCACTTCACAAGCTGCGAGCATTGCGACGGATGGCGTTTATATCGTCAAAGCCATCGCTTATACTGGCGACACAAGAGGGCAGGAATGGTACATGGATTTGATGTGCTTCGCGCGCGGTACGCGGGACTTAGTCAATCAGACTGCTATACAGAAAACCAATTATTGAGGTGTTGAACGTGAAGCCTATTTTCGGGATTATCCTTGCGGTTGCTGCGTTGTTTTCTTTCCAGGCATTGGCTGATTCGCAATGTGGGGATTTCAAAGTTCACTGGGCAGATGACGGACTCGCACGAATTAATGGCGCGAAACCAGAATCGCAAAAAATAACCTTCCTGAAAGCCAAAGACGATTACAACAACGTCAAAATTGAGTGGCGCGTGGCTACTGACCAGCCCGGCCGATGGGTCGGAATGGAGTTTATCGGACGCGATGGTAAAGCTATCCTCAACGCGCAATGGCTACAAGCCAGCATGGATGCGCCGCGCCAGTATGCGACTTATGACTGTGTAAAAATTAAATGAAAATTGAAGATAATTCAGCAAACACACAAATCGATGTGATCAATGAAACAACTGAACGATCAAAACTGCTCTATGACTACCAAGTATCTCAATATGAATTAGCCGTTGCTTCGATTAGAAGATTAGAAGATAAGGCGACAAAAATCCTTGGTATCCTGAGTATTATTATTACTGTGTCATTACTCATAATCCGATATTGGTGGTCAGATCTTTTTTATGGAGGTTACACCCCATTAAAAGCAATATGCTGGGGATCTCTCATGATGTTTACGCTCATGGCTATTCTCTCATGGGGATTTACATTTAGTGCGATGGTACCAAAGGAGTTTTCCAAACCACCTTCATCGATTGATGTTATTACAGACTTTATTGTTGACACCCCTCGGTATGAGACTATGACAACTATCGCAAATACGTATTCAAGATGTACGGAAGTTGTTGATGAATTGCATGGGGAAAAGGTAAAAATGATAAAGAACTGCACGGAGTCTATGCTGTTTGGAGCATGGATGTTTTTGCTGTTTCTAATTTCATTTGTTTTTCTCAAATTTTATTCTTAAGGGACAATTATGACTGAACAGTACAAGAGGCCCAATACAGGCGGAAACGCGCAGGCACCGTCTCCATCGGGTAAAAAAAGCCCAAAAATAAATCAGCAAGATTCTGTCAAATATGACACAAAGGGTTCTCTTGAGCCAAAACGCATTAACGAAAGCAAAAATACTGACGATAAAAAGTAAGTAAATATCAAACCCGCTTCGGCGGGTTTTTTTTATGGAGTTTTTATGCCAATTCCTACCCAGTCGCAAATCGGCGGTGAGCAGCAAGCTGCACAGGCAATTGCTGATACTATCGCTACCCAGCTAAGAGTTGCTATGCCGGGGATTATTCAATCATTCGATACTGACGCCGTTACCTGTACCGTTTTACCTGCCATCAGAGGTAATGACTCTGGAATCTCTGGAGATAGGGAATCAGCAGACTTGCCGCTTCTGGTAGACGTTCCCGTAATATTCCCGCGAGGCGGTGGATGCACGCTGACATTTCCTGTTAAAGCTGGCGACGAGTGCCTACTGATATTTTCCGATCGCTGCATAGATTTCTGGTGGCAGAACGGCGGCGTTCAGGAACCAGTAGACGAACGTCAGCATGATTTATCTGATGCATTCGCCATTATTGGCCCTCAGTCGCAGGCAAAGAAAATCAGTGGTATCAGCACCAGCGCTGCGCAGTTCCGCAGTGATGATGGCGGGGCATATGTTGAAATCAACCCCACAGACCACACCGTCACCGTGCAGACATCAGGCAAGCTGATAGCTAATGCGCAGGGTGGCACTGAAATCACTTCGCCAACTATTGTGCTAAACGGGGCAGTGACGATAAACGGCTCTCTCAGTCAAGGGATGGGGGAAAGCGGTGGTAATGCCAATATGCTTGGCCCTATTACTGTCACTAATGATGTCACTGCTGGCGGCATCAGTGTCAAATCTCACAAGCACGGCGGTGTGCAAACGGGTGGCGGCGATACCGGGGGGCCGATATGAGGTATCGCAGAGAGGACGAAAGCGGCGATTACACATTCGGGCAGGGTGATAACACTTTTCTTATCGACTCCCCGCAAGCGGTCGCTCAGGCGGTGAAAACCCGCTTTGAATTATGGCGCGGTCAGTGGTTTTTAGATTTAACCGAGGGTACGCCTTATATCCAGTCTGTGCTCGGCAAGCAACGTTCTGATGTTTATATACTTGCTATCCGTGAGCGTATTCTTGATACGCAGGGCGTTAATTCGATATTGGAATTTGAAGCTAATTACAACGGCGATAATCGCCGCGTCACTTTCACCGCAACAATAGACACCATCTACGGCATCACAAACGTTACCAGCGAGGCATAAATGTTAAACCTTGATACGTTAGGGCTGAATGCAATTGTCAGTGCCACGGGGATAACTGCGCCCGATTTTGAGACTATCCGTAGCACTCTGGTCAGTTATTTCCAAGAGATTTACGGCACTGACAGTTACTTGGATGCGGATAGTAAAGATGGGCAAATGGTCAGTATTTTCGCACTGGCAATCCACGACGCGAACAATAGTGCAATTGCCGTCTATAACTCCTTTTCCCCGGCAACGGGGGTAGGGAATGGACTTTCCAGTAATGTGAAAATCAACGGCATTAAACGTAATGAGGAGACTAACTCTACAGTCGATTTGCTGATCACCGGTAGTGTCGGGCTAGTGATAACCAATGGCGCGGCACGTGATAATGATGGTGTGCGCTGGGATTTACCGGCCAGCGTGATTATTGGTCTGGCCGGCACGGCAACCGTAACGGCCATTTGCTCTGTACCGGGTGCAATTGTTGCACTAGCAAATACAGTGAATGAGATAGCAACACCGACGCGGGGCTGGTTAAGCGTCAATAACCCAACAGGAGCAACTCCGGGTAAACCGGTAGAAATGGACGCAGAGTTGCGTGTCAGACAGTCGGTATCAGTGGCGCTACCGTCGCGCACGGTGCTGGATGGTATCTTAGGGGCCATCGCGGGTATCAGTGGTGTTGAGCGCTATCGCGGCTATGAGAACGACACTAACATTACCGACTCCAACGGAATACCCAGCCATTCGATCTCTATCGTTGTCGATGGCGGTGATGCAACAGAGATCGCACAAACTATCGCCCTGAAAAAAGGGCCAGGCTCGGGGACATACGGCACCACCACAATCCCGATTAAAGATAAATATGGCATTGTTCACCCGATTAATTTTTTCCGCAAAGGTACCGTACAGGTTTATGTCAGATTAGAAATTAAGGCGCTACAGGGCTACACCACATCAATCGGAACCGCAATTAAAAACTCAATAGCGGAATATATTAATGATATCGAAATTGGCGAACCGGTACGGATTAAGCGACTTGATCTGCCAGCGCAATTAAATGGCAGTATTGAACGACTGGCTTACGATATCACTCTTTTAGAAATTGGCATTTCCCAAGATGCGCTACCTGAAAACAATATCGAGATAGCATTTAATGACGCGGCGGCTTGCATACCGGAGAATATAACCTTACTGGTGACTTAATGAGTGAGACTAAATATCAACGACTCATCACTCCCTATCACAAAAATAAGCCTAAGTTTTACGATCATATCTCACTAATCACTGCGCCGCTCATCGGTATCAAGCAGACGACAAACAAACTCACAAATGACTTTGACCTTGATAGCTCGATAGGCAATCAAGAGGATGCGGTCGGGCTGTGGGTGGGTATTGGCCGAAATGTTAGAACGCCAATAACCGATGTCTATTTCTCGCTCGACACTGAGGGGCTGGGGTTTGATTTGGGAAGCTGGAAAGGACCGTATGACTCACTAACAGGCTTTACTCGATTGGATGATGAAACATACAGAACGATACTGCGAGCTAAAATAGAGGCCAATCACTGGGACGGTACAGTCGAAACCCTCAGCGATATCTACCAGGGTATTTTTCCTGACGGGCGCACAAAGATATTTGCCGTCGATAACTTCGATATGACAATGACTATTTACATTACCGGTGAGCAAATCTCATCTGTAATGCGGGCCGTCATTGCTCAGGGATATTTAGACGTTAAGCCGGCTGGGGTGGGTATCACGAATTACATTATTTCAACTGAAGTCGGTGCGCTATTCGGCTTCGATTTAGATAACGAATATTCCCGAGGGTTCGATAGTGCGTCCTGGGGTACAAAATTAAGGGTAGCAAATGGCTAATGAAATTCTCCCGTTCGGCCTGGGTGCCGAGTCTAACGTAATGACACAGGCAGAATACGAAGCGATGTCCGCGCGGGCTGGCGGCTTCTCGTCGGGCGTTGCAAAGTCCGAGCAGCTCAATAAAGTGTGGCGTCAATCATCATTCGTAGCATCCGTTCTTGCCGATTTCATTGCTAATCAGTCCGGGAATGACGTGCTCGATAATGGCAACACGCAACAGCTACTTGATAGTTTAGAGTTGGCAATTAAAAAGTATTCATCAGATAACTTACCATCTGCGTCATTATCACAAAAAGGTATCGTGCAATTAAGTAGCGCGACAAACAGTGACAGTGAAACACTCGCCGCAACATCAAAAGCTGTTAAAACGGCAAATGACGCCGCCCTGAAAATCGTGAATAACTTATCTGAAATAGCCGCAGGGGGACCGAATGCTGTACTTTCTGCTATTACAAATCTAAATTTATTGACGACAGTAAATAGAGCTAAC